CATAGAGTAGTATCTACCAATATATGGGTCAACAGTTTGCAATACACTTAGTCTTTCACGAAGGATTTCAGCATCACGCATTTCGGTGAAGTTGTTGTCCTTCATGTAGTTATAATATATGTCTTCCTTAAAATCATCCCATTCTTCTAAAGTGCAAATGCCTTTTAGAACGAGTTGTACTCTTAATGCATGGTCAAATATTTGAGAGAACTTGTTACGCAGTCTAATAATAAACTTTGTAAACTTAACTTCATCTCTTGTAACTTCAGTTGTACGACCAACACCAATCATGCCACCTTGTTGTGGTTCTAAACGAGAGATTGGTACATTTAATGAATTTAATAGTTTCTGTCTGAAATACTTTACATCTTCCAACTCACCAAGATTTTGGCCTGCAGGTAATGTAGTAATCTCTGTACCTTTACCGCCCTCACGGCGTGGCAACCAGAAGTCTTCTAACATAGACATGTGTTTTCGGTCATCACGCAATTCACCTGTGCTTGCATCGTAAACCATTTTGTTACGATACTTGGCCATAATATCTTTTAGATATTGTTCTGCTTTGCCTTTTGGTAAGTTACCAACGTCAATGTAGAAAATACGGCGTTCAGGTGCTCTTGATAGGCGATAGATGACTACCGCATCTTCAATCATTCGCAACTGATTAAGTGGTTTGATTGCTTTGTGTAGATATGAAATAACAAATGTGTTTTTCGCATCCATCAAACCAGAGTTCACATTAATGATTGACTCTGGTGCAATTCTTAGACCTGCATTGACACTACTTGTATATGCCTGAGTTGTTGTACCTTTGTCGTTATACACATAGTATTCGGCAATAGATGCAACAATTTGAGCACCAGTTTTTGGGTCTCTATCTTTTTTGATTTCACGGACCTTACGAATCTTTCGTGGGTCAATGTATCGTAATTCTTGTATACCTTCTCTTGGTTTGGCTTCATCTACCACAACATGGTAATAAATTCGACCATCGATGTACCTTCTCTTGGTTTGGCTTCATCTACCACAACATGGTAATAAATTCGACCATCGATGTACCATCTCTTAAACAAATCATCTGAAAGATTACCGAAGTTTAACATCTTTAAGACATTATGAAATTCTTCTGTGATTTTCTTTTTGATTGTTTCTGGTTGTTTTAAATTATCTAAAACAATATCTACTGTCTTACCTGTAACATCATGTGTAATGGCTTCATTGACAATATCATCAATTGCCATTTCCAATTCAGGGTGATTTGCCATCTCACGGTATCTGGTGACCAATTCTATCTCATTGCGAACAGAACCTTCTAAGTCAACATATGTACCATAGTGTGCGTTTTGCGTTATCGTGACCGCACCATCATCCATCGACTCCGTTGGAAGTGCGAATGAGGGTTGCTCAGGTGCTTGAACCTGAACAACGTCTTTTTTACCGAGTGTAAAGCCGAAGAGCTTGACTGCCATTAATTATCCATTCTATAAAAATTGAGAAAGGCCGAAGCCCTTCTCTTATATCACACCGTCTGCTACAGATTCCCACCATTGATAGGTGAGTGTAACACTAAATTCTTCGATTGTATCGTTTGAACCCCAATCAACATCAATAGCAGTAACATCAGTTGGGAATAAACCAACAAACTTATACTTCTTCAATGTGTTGCCTTGTTTTCCAAATTGAGTAACTTCACCATCAACTGAATATCCTAATGGTGCAAGTGCAAGTGGATTACGCACATTAAGATTGTGACTGTTGATACCGTTCATCCATCTTTCAAAAGCGTTACGGATAACAAAGTCTTCATCATTGATGATTGTAATTGTCCAATCAGCAAATGTTCTGTTACCAACAAATTTTAGTTCACGACCAAAATATTGGACTGGCACAACACCTAGTGTAGCACCAGGTAGTTGAGCAGTTTTACACATGAATGTCAATTTAGTTTGAGCGTTTGCCGGCGCAGAAAACGCAGGGAAAGGCATAGAGATTTCAAATAGATTGGGACGGGCACCGTCCCCTGTCATCTGAGCTCTAAAATCATTTACATTAAATGCCATTTTTTATTCTCCTGTTTTCTCTATTTATTAGAACTTTCCAACCACTTCGTCAAACGATACGCCTGTGCGTACTGCAACAAAGTTAAGTTGGATAAAGTTGATTGAACGAGCAGGTTTGATATAAATGTCACCAATAAACTCATTGCGGTCAATAACTTCACCAGTATTATTGGTGTCATCACAAACAACACGGAAGTCGGTGATACCACGGCGACCTTGTATATCACGCAAGAATGGTTCTACGAGTGCAACAAATTGTGCTCTTGTGAATTGGTCATTGTATTCAAACATTGAGAAACGAGCTGCTCTTGCAATTGCTTTCTCAAGCACAATGAATAGTCTACGAACATTGATACGGTCAAACGCAGATGGTTTAGACAACATTGTTTTGTCACCAAACAATACTGTGCCTTCGCCTTGGAAGGAAACAATAGGGTTGATACCTTTAACATACAAATCATCACGATTTGTCTTAGTTGGATTCCATGCAAGTTTGATAACATTCTTAATGATACCACGATTCAAACCACCAGGAGAGAACCATGGGTCTCTTTCAAGGTCTGTTCTTGCACACAAACCTGCAACGTCACCATTTAATGGAACCCAACGGTATACATCATTATACTTGTCGTATTGATATTTCCAGTTAGAATCTAAAACGGCATATGAAGTGCTTGTCAATGTATCACGATAGGTTTTAATATTTGTTGTTTCATTGCCAGCATTATCAACACAATTTGATTTTGGTGGTGATAAAAATACCACACAATCTTTTCTTGCTTCGGCAGTTGTAATAAGAGCATTTGGAATCGTAATAGCATCTGATGGACCAGAAACAATTAATGAAATGTCAACGGCTTCTGCATTGTTAAAAAAGTCATATGCAGTCACCACGTTTGCAGTTGAGATTGTACCATCAACACCACCAGAGAGTGATACTGTTACGTTAGCAGTTAAGTTTGCAAATGCTGATGCGTTTGCAGTAGAACCCCAAGCTGTACCTGTTGAAATTGTGGTTGGATGTGACATCCAGTGAATGTATTTTGATTTTTTTTGTAAAACTTGTTTGTAGTAATTTGCATTACCTGAATCGTCTTTTGCATCAGATGCCTTAGATACAAACGGGAATTTTTCAAGAACCGTACCTCTTGTGCCAGAAAATAGGCCGTCTTCATCAATAACTACCACATGCAATTCATCAAATGTACCACCCTTGTTTGAAACATATGTGGATGTTCCTGGTGAAGAGGTGAATAATGATGAATATGTCCATGAAGAGTTTGTGTTTGCATCTGCAACAGAAACTTTTAAAGTGTTACCAATTGCGCCTGCATAACGAGCAGCAGCAATACCATAAACAGTATTACCATCAGAACGATTATCTAACCAGTCATCCTCATTTTTAATAAGGACAACATTGTTAGAACCATTCGCAGTTGCGTTTCTTGTTGTTGTAATATTTGCTGCACGAACAATTTTTAGATTGCTTGTGTATGCAAGGAAGTTTGCAGCCGAGAACCAATATTCATAATTTGTTGAGTCTGGATTGCCGAAAGTGGTTGCAAGGCGAACTTCGTCAGAAATTGTAGTAATTTCACCGATTGGCCCCCATGCGAACGGACCGGCAAATGCGCCAATTGAAGTGGCGACTGAAGGGACAATTGTAGTCAGGTCGATTTCTGATACGTTTACCCCAGGTGATAGCTGAAATGCCATTGGATTTCTCCTTTAGTTGTGAGTCAATTTTTCTTGTATTGTCTATTTAGTTTTTTAGAAAGTTGCAGAAGAGGAATAACCTCTTTCAAACCAAACATCTCCATTAGTACTATCAATGGTAATTTCCTCTTTGAGGCCATTATCAAATATGCCTACTGGAGCTAAATCTTCATCAACTAACATATTTTGTTCTGCCAACATTAATTTTCTTATATCAATATTAGTACTGTCTTTGAAGAATGTTTGTGCCGTCAACCATGCAAAAATAACTAAACCCATCACCAAATCATCATTGTTTCCTTCTTCCGCAGCATAACTGTCACGGATTCGGACAAAAGTATTCATCTCGGCAATTGTATCAAAATCGTTGACTATTAACTTGTCGTTTTCAACTAATGTTTTTAAGTTGGCACAACCAATTTTCTTAACTGATTTTGTTGTTTTTAAGCCAAAAGATGTAGACCTTTTGAATCCTCCAGAAATACTCTGACCTTTTATGTGATGGTGTTCTAGTTTGTAAATGTTTTCGTATTCTAAATCATAGTGTAAAATATCAACCACTTGTTGGCCAATATTGTTTGTTTCAATCAAAACATATGCTTCATTGTATTTCTTTGCAATCGAATAGATTACAGTTGGAAAAAACAATAAAGGTAATTTATTATTACGGTATTTAGCGACTTGTTTATAAGGTGTTTGAGATACATCAAGCACATTAATAGTTGAATAGTCTAAGTTCACACCTTCTGAACAGTCTACTGTCGTAATATAAAGTCGGTCTTTAACAGGTTCCTCATATATATCAAACCCATCAATTGAGGATAGTGGGTTATGAAATGCAAGACTTCTAAGTTTTACACCAGATATCAATGTTGCCGATGAGCCGATAAATTCGGTTTCAAATTCTTGTCGGAATTGTTCTTCGGAAGTGTTTCGTATTGTTTCGCTTTTCCAAGCCGCATCACGACCTGGTACTTGAGACCAATGAACCTCAAGTGATTTGTATGTGGATCGTCCTTCTATTGCATCAACCCACATCTTATAGAAATGATTTAATCCACAAGGCGTTGATACAATAATAACTTTTGTAGTTTTACCAGATGAGATAACAGGATATGTTGAAGTAAAGAAATCATCTGCCATATTCTTAGGAACGAAAGCAAACTCATCCAAGAAAATTAAGTTGTATGTACCACCACGAACACCAGATGCTGATGTTGCATATGCGGCTATCTTAGACTTGTTTTCTAACTCAATATTACCTTTGTTCCAAGTAATGATACCTTGTTGCAACCATATTGGTAAATACTCATAGGCATATTGAATACGACCTAGAATGTCACGAGCAAGAGCACCTTTGTTTGCAAGAATAGCAATACTGTAGTCATCTTGGAATAAAACTGACCAAAGCATATAACCCACGGTCGTAGTTGTTTTACCAACTTGACGAGGCATCTTTGCAATACAGAAACGATTGTCGTGAAATGTTCTGACCATGTCTTCTTGGAACGGCCACATTTCAAAATTAATAAGTCCTCGGTCTACGTTAACAATTTTAACATAGGTTCTAATAAAATACACCGGGTTTTCAGTACACTTTATAATTTCCGCAACTTGTTCCTCGGTGTAGGATATTTCTACACCGAGTTTTTTTAAGTTGGAATTGCCAAGATATCCACCCGCTTCCATATTTACTTAATAATACTTCTCAACATCCATGCCTTCTTTTGATGAGCACCAAGAAGGTCTTGTAAGAAATTGCCTACTGCTGGTTCGTTTGCTTGTTCAGCGGCCGCAACACCTGCACGAAGGTGTATGATATAACGGTCATTATCTGATTTCAATTGTGTCATCATAGATTGTGCAGTTGGAATAATATCTACTGCTTCTTCAATGTCTGCCAATTCTAAAAATCTTTCCATGGAACCTGGTACATAAGAATCCAAATATCTTACATGTTCTGCAATCAAATCAGTTTGTGCAAATACTTCATTATAAAAACCATTTAAGAAATCATGGTATTGTGGGAAATTAGGACCCTCAATATTCCAATGATAGTTGTGCGACTTCAGATACAACGCAAAGTTTGTACCTAAAATTACTTTAAGTTGTTGTATGAGTTGTTCCATAGTAATCCTATTTATTGTTCTTTAAAAACTTAACCAGTTCAGTTGTTGATCCAACAAACACAGCTTTATCTATATTTGTAGTTGAATTACCTTTTGATTGTGTTGGATCCAAATCTCTTTTGCGTTTTTGAATTTCCAATAAGTCTTTGTTTAAATCACCAAGATTTTTAATCAGTCCTGCGGCAACTTCATATGCTCTTGGATGTTCTGATGCATTGGCAACTTGAAGTAGATTGTCAATTGCACTATTACCTTTTGAAATTAAATCACGAATATTTGCTCGAGCAAATTCAGCATCATCTTCAACAGGTGTTTTTACTTGAACAATTTCTGTTGTTTGATAATCAATAGGTTCAACATCAAGAACCTCTGATAATGTTTGATTCAATTTATTCATTAAAATGTACGACCAGTAGTTACTGTTTCTGAAAATCCAAATTCATCATCTGGTTCGGCAGTCAATGGTTTTGGTCTTGTTGTTATTGTTGTTGATTTTAATGGTATTTTGTCAGCAGTTTTAATTGTGTATGTTGCACCAGTATAATCACCACGAACAATATCTCCAACGGCCAAATAATCATTCAATGATTCAACTACTAATATGCCGTTATTTGCATTACTGAAATATGCAACTGTGCCATACACATCTTTATCTGTAACTCTAATTGTTTCTGAGTCAGAGAACCTACCAACACCATTTGCAAAATCTACAAAGACTTGTTGTTCAAGTAAACTATTTGGTTGAATGAATAAATTTGTGTTAGCAGTTCTAATAATTTTACCAGTTTTAACTGGAGGCCAAATATGACTTTTTGCAGTAAATTCTAAATTCCAAATAATCATGCGAGTTTCCATCATGTCGCCTTCATAAGTGGTTTCATTTGAAACTGAATTCAGAATGATAGGCATATCATATTTTGGATCCATTAAAGGAATAAAATCAACAGTTACACTAAAATCTGGTGTAAAGAATGGTAAAATTTGTTCTAATATCTGTGTGCCATCTTCTGTGTTTCTTACATAGATTGATAATGAAAAATCAAAATTGTAAGGCACAGGAACATATTGTGCATTTACAGTTGTTGCATTATTTGCAGAAAAATTACGAACAGTAGTAGGTAATTTTCTACTTGAATCATAACTCATTCCTGTCATCTCAAATGAAATTCTAGGAACAGTTGTTGCAATTGATTTTGTTAATGTTGGGTCGGCAGTTAATCGTGTTAAATATTTTTCTTTTGCGCCCCAATTCAAAGGAACTTTAATTGTTTCTTTTGCAGTCAATCCATCTTTGGTATAACGAACCAAATAAATGTCATTGAAAACTGTGCCAAATGCGACAACAATTTTGCGTATTGTTCTATTATAAAAGTTAGCATTACCAAGCATTTTTAAGCCTCACCAAAAGGATTAGTTTCACTAAAATCTATGATTGAATCCGATTCTGTTTCAATTCTGGTATTATCAATAATATCTTCAAATGCAGTATTGTCATTATAAGAATCATTAACAACACCGAATGAAGTAAAAGATGCGCCACTTGTTACACCTTTTGTTAGTGTATTATTAGCATATGTTCCTATTGTAAGAACAACATCCAATTTTCTGGTTG